GCCACATGCCGGACAGTTGGCAAGCGTCAAGGGATTTCCTCGCCCGCCGTCACCCACAACGATGGATGCAGAAGGAGCGCCATGAGTTGAGTGGCGCAGATGGTGAGCCAATCGAAATAGAGATTAATTGGGATAACGGGGATGACAGTTCGGCTTAACGCCAGACCACACGCAGGACAAAAAGAGGTACATAACCACCCGTCACGTTTTAGGGTATTGGCCGGAGGAAGGCGGTGGGGCAAGACGCGACTTGGAGTGATGGAATCATTTGAAGCAGCCATTAACGGGGGAAGGGCTTGGTGGGTATCACCAAGCTATAAGATGGGAGCAGTGGGCTGGAGGCCCATCAGTAGGTTGGCTGGCGATATGCCTGCGGTGAACGTGAAATACGGAGAGCGTTTAGTTACATTTCCTAGTGGCGGTACAGTGCAAGTGCGTTCAGCAGACGACCCCGACAGTTTGCGCGGTGAAGGATTGGATTATTGCGTGATGGATGAATGTGCGTTTATGAATCAACGTACATGGACGGAAGCGATACGGCCTGCATTATCAGACCGGAAGGGGAAAGCCTTATTTATTAGTACCCCCAAAGGACGTAATTGGTTTTACAGATTACATCAACGCGGTCAGGAAGGCAATGAACAATGGCAGGCGTTCAACTTTCCAACGCGCACCAACCCTCATATCCCCAGCGACGAAATTGAGGCAGCAAGACAGGATTTACCTGAGCGGATATTTGCACAGGAATATGAGGCTGCTTTTCTCGATGACGCCGGAGGTGTATTTCGGCGAGTTTTAGACGCCGTGAATGATGGGGAAGTGCTTGATGTGGAAGACGAACGTTTTACCATCGGGTGTGATTGGGGTCGCCAAAATGATGCGACCGTGTTCGCTGTGGTAGGATTACGGAGTGGGGAATTAATAGAACTTGACCGTATGACCCAAACGGACTATCAAACACAGGTTACACGACTAGAAGCGTTATGGCAACGCTATGGTAAAAATACGGATATAATAGCGGAAACAAACGCGATGGGAGGCCCGATAGTGGAGGCCCTACAGAACGCAGGGCTTCCGGTGACCCCATTTACTACAACGAATAATAGCAAGGCGCAGATTATAGACGGATTGGCGTTGGCGTTTGAACGGGGCGAGATACACATTCCTCGCGACCCTGTATTAATTGGGGAATTGCAGGCGTTCGAGAGTAAACGATTAGCAAGCGGTGCGACAAGGTATAGCGCACCAGATGGGATGCACGATGATACGGTCATGGCCTTGGCACTCGCGTGGAGTGCTAGGGAGGACAGCCGACCATTAGTATTAATGCACGCTTAGAGGAGCAAACAATGGCAGGGTTACGGACTGAAACAATTTTAGAAGAGGGAGCGTTGAAGGCTGTCGTCGGAATTCCGGGCTGGGCAGAAAACTTTAATGCGTCAAGCAAGGGTGGGGTAGGCGACCCTGTCAGCGCATGGGCAGCCGTGCCTTTGTTATATAGGGCGGTGAGCTTACGGGCGAGCAGTATAAGCAGTATTCCGTTTGTAGTATTCAAAGGCGAAGAAGAGGTAGATTGGCCACTGGAACCGGATTTACCGAGTGTGCTATACGCACTAGAGTTAGGATTATTATTAACTGGCGCTTCATATGCGTTAAAACAATATGTAGGGCGCGTCCTCACGGGCGTACAGGTACTGAATCCCACCACGGTAAAATGGGAACACAAGCGAGGGCAGGACAGTTTTACGCAGCATGTTAGTAGTCGCACATATGGACCGTGGGGAACGGAGCTAGTAATGGCGTTACGGGAACCGTCTATGACCGCCGATACCGGAGCAGGGTTGGCTCCAGCGAAAGTGGCGTTACAGGCTTCGCAATTACGATTTAATATGGATGAGTTTGCTACACAATTTTTCGCCAACGGCGCTCAGCCCCAAACACTAATTACTACAACTGGCAATCCCGGCACTGTGGAAATGGAGAGGGCGCAGAATTTTTTCCGGCGCAGAATGTCGGGCGTAAGTAACGCTTGGCGCGCTTTATTTTTACGGGGCGACTTGAAAGTCACCACGTTAACACCTGAATTAAAAACTTTAGGCATGCAGGAATTAGCAGCGCATGTAGCTCTGGATATTGGAGCAGCTCTTGGCGTACCGCGGTCTATTCTAGAGAGCGATGCAGCTAACTACGCGACCAGCCAAACAGACCTGCACTCGTTTTGGCATATGACCATCCGCCCAAGATTACCGATGTACGAGAACGCCATCAACACGCAACTGTTGGCTGGCACAGAATACTCGCTCCAATTTGCGCCGGAACAGTTGGACGTATTTCAGGAAGACGAGACTATACGGGCATCGTCATTGTTACAGTTGGTACAGGCTGGCGTGCCACTATCGGATGCTATGTTGATGTTGGGATACGACCCTATTGAGAACAGGCCAGAATCGGAAGCCGAAGAAGTGGTGGAGACTGAACCGGATGAGGCTCTGATTGAAAGCGAATTAGCGTCATGGCGAAGGTATGCATTACGCAATCGAGGCAAGACTAAAACGCGCCTATTTAAGACTCAATATATACCGACGTGGCTTGAGGACGAGGTAAGAGGAAAACTTAAAACAGCCCAAACGGACACGGAGGTGAGAGCTGCCTTTGAGCAGCGTAACTTTCTGGACTGGAAAAGCTACCCTTGAGTACAGGTTTAGGCAACTGGACAATGAAGCCGAGCGAGATATTCGTAAAATCGAAAAGCGTGGTATGCGCGTGGTGGCAGAGGCGCTGGAAAAACAATTACGTCTTGCGTTACCAAACGAAGGAGTTGTTGAGGATGCTGTCAACCGCTTATCTCTGGGGGATGAAATCCTGAAGGATGCGTTAACGGGTTTCATTAATGAGGCTATTTTATTGGGAACAGATAACGCGCGAAGTGAAATAGATGTGGTGTATGGAGTGGAAAAACAATTCGATAATTTAGGGTTAGACGACGTGGCTGGAGAAGCTATCGGGTGGGTAACCCAACGCATTAATACATTAATGCAAGAACTTAGCCATACAAGTCGTGATACGTTACAAAAGTTAATTGCGCAATGGAAGGGTAACGACCTTCCATTTAGCTCATTGATTGATACGCTGGAGCGAGCAGGGTGGGGTTTTGATTTACGCAGGGCAAAAATGATAGTAGAAACCGAGGCCACCCGTGCATTTAATAAGGGCAAACTTATGGTAGCAGCGTCAAGCGCCTTGACAATGCATAAGCGGTGGGTGACAGCAGGCGACGAACGAGTATGTCCTATTTGTACGGAATTGGGGTCAGTACGATATGCGTCGGGGGAGGGAGTGGGACTGCAAGGCGACTTCGAGCATCCGGGCGGTTCAGGTGCTGCGGAGCAATTCGGAGGCCAGTTATATCAACAACCGCCAGCTCACCCCAACTGCCGTTGCAAGGTACGCCTAGTGGTAGTGGGAGTGCCAGTACCGCTATAATATAATATGACCACAATCAGCTTAACCGTAAACGATAAGCAGGTCAAGCGAAGCCTAAAAGTATTGGGGGTAGCTGGCCCCAATATTGTTAACGCACACATTACCAAAACATTGGAGAAGGCAGCCAAGAAGATTAGAACATATCCGCCGAAGCCCAGAACATCTAAATATAAACGCACGTATACATTCAAACGCAGTGTACAAGTTAAGGCAGCGAAGCGGACGGGCGGTGGTACGGGGAGTTATGCGCGTCGCGCCACATTGGTGTCAGACGCAAAGCAGAGAGGGCGACGTTACAGTAAATATGTAACAGGCGACTCGAAGGGGAGAGGACAGGCGTATATGCACCAAGCAGGTTACAAGGGCAGAAAGGGATTTAGGGTGGCAGCGGATGAAGTGGAGAAGGCTGCGAAACCTTTAATAAGAAATATAGAGAAAGGATTGCAACAAGAAATTAATAGGGCGCAGGTGCAATAATTATGCCATACGAACTACGGGAAACGGATAACGAGTATTGTATCTGGAAGCTAGAACCACCCGAAAAAATGAAGTGCTATAATAACCGCCAAGAAGCTATAGATTATTTAACGGTATTGCGTCGAGTGACTGAAGACGAACAGAAAGCCAAATTAGGACGGGATAAATATTCCACCGAAGAAGAGGCGGTGGCCAGAGCCGACGTCATTGGCTGTACTGGTTATCACACAATGACGGAGGACGGCCAAACTATTTATATGCCATGCGCAACACATGCGGTATGGCAAGAACACGCAGACAGTAATAATGAGGTAGAGGGAGAATATGCTATGGCGGATATCAAGCAAAAGCCAGAAAACATAGTACAAATTAAAGCAGTTACAGACGACAGTTTCACCATAGCAGGTTATGGCGTCCTGTTCGGCGACAAGGATGTGGAAGGGGATACTTTCACTAAAAATACAGATTACATGCTTGATACAGTGCCAGAACCCGTGGTACTTTATGACCATGCACAAGAACTCAAGAGTGTATTTGGGCGCGTCACGGGCGTGACCGAAAAAGAGGCAGGACTGTGGATGGAAGCACAGATTAACAGAGCGAGTGATTACGCGAAGCAAATACTTGAACTAATTAAACTGGGTAAATTAGGATACTCTACGGGGAGCGTAGCGCATTTAGTAGAACGGTTAGAGGGCAACATCAAGCGTTGGCCTATATACGAATTAAGTTTAACACCTACACCTGCAGAGCCGAGAACGGTGGGTGTGGAATATTTGAAGGGTTTGGGAGTAGTAATTCCTACGGATGCACAAACGGATGTACCGACAGAGGGCGACGCGCTAAAGGGCAACGAGCCAGAGAGCGCAGCCAGTGCGGAAGCAGAAGTGGAAGCGGAAGTGGTTACAAAAACTAATACAGGAGAAACGATAATGTCTGACGAAGCTAAAGTCACCGAAACCGTGACTGAAGAAGTACAACCAGAAGCGCCGACCATTGATATGGATGCGCTAAAGGCTGAATTGAATATAGCAGCACAAGATGCAGTCAAGAACGCATGGGAAGCGGAGAGTGCAGAGCGTGGCGGTATTCTCACCGAAGCACCAGCAGTCAAGAAGGAAACCAAGATGGGCGGTGACCATGACGGCGGAGAGGCCTTCATGCATTGGGCGCGTACAGGCTCTGACAACTACTACACCAAGAGCAATCTTAAGGCTGCGCTCCAAGAAGGCACAGCAACCGAGGGCGGTGTACTCGTTCCTCAGGGCTTGCACGAGTCAATCATTGCCAAACGCGATGACCTTAGTGTAGCCCGCGC